AGGGCGTGGCTGACTTCATCAAAGAAGCAGGCAAGCCAAAGGAAAAGAGCAAGGTCGATCGCATCCGCGAGGCACGGGCAGAGTACGAGCCCTTGTTTGCAGAGATCCTGGGCGACGACAAGGAGTCAGCTAAGATCAACGCATTGTTGCTGCTGTCAGAAGCTGGCTTGAAGCTGGCCAGCACCCGTAAGCCTACGTTTGCCATGGCCTTGGCAGACGCCGCCTCTGGCCTTCCTCGCGGCTTTGCAGCGATCGCGGCACAAGAGCGCGAGCTCGGCGTCAAGGGCAAAATGGCCGCTCTCCAGCAGGCCATCGGCGACGTGGACGCACAAGACAAGTATGCCCAGGCTCTCAAGCTGCAAGTGCTCAAAGGCGACTACGACCTGCTCAAGGAGCAGGCAAAGCAGGGCGGCGGCGTCAGCGAAGACGCGGGCATGGGCCTGCGCGTCACCAAGACCAAGGGCGGATCGTTCTTAGGCACGGGCATTGACCCTAACGACCCCACCGTCAAGTCCGCGGTCCAGAGCCGCTTTACGCTGCGCGACACGGACAACCCGTTTGTCGAGAACCGTGGTCAGGCCCCAACTACCATCGAACAGGACAAGAGCGAGCGCGTCAAGCTGGGCAACACCCTGCGCTCATTGGACAACAGCTTGTCCACGCTGGACAACCTTAAAGGGGTGTACACCAGCGCTTACGGCCCCGGTGCGTGGTTCTCGGACAAAGTCAACAACCTGCTGGTCCCTGTTGATCCAACAGGCCTGGTTCGCCCCAACTTCGACACCGCGGACGCCGCTACTCGTATCAGCACAGGCATGAACAGCCTGCTTAAAAACATTGCCTCTGCTAACGACGGTGGCCGCGTTGCGGTGCAGGAACAAGAATGGGTGCGGGACACCGCTAAGGGCATTTCCAACCCAACAGCATTTTTTGCTGACAGGGAATTGGCGGCCAAGCAGTTTGGAAGTACAGAGGCTATGCTGCGCAACGCACGCCAACAGGTGCTCACGCAGTTGGGCTTTGAGGGCAACGATTACGTCATGCGCACGCCCAACACGGGCACCAAGAATGACCCATTTGTGATTCCAACCAGCCCTGAGCAGCAGGCGACCATGTTCACCTTCTTGGGTAGCACGATCGGTAAGCTCCAAGACCCGCGGGCCACGGTCCATTTGCGCATGCCCAATGGTACAGTTCAGCAATTCAACCCAACTCAACTGCGAGCTCTGAACCAATAATGCCTACGTTGACCAATACCCAGGGCGAACTTATTGACATGGTGACCGGTGAAGTTGTCGGTCGCGCAGAGGGCGCGCCTGCACAGGCGGGGACCATGCCTGCCGATCCGCGCGCCACGGGCCCTGATATGCCAGCGCCTGACGGCAAGACAGCGCAGGGCTTGATCAACAACTTCTCCTGGGGGTTCAACAGCGCCCTGTTCGCACTGCCTGACTTCGCGGCCAAGAAGATTGGCCAAGGCCTGGGCATGCAGGAGGACCAGGTGGCCACATTGGCCAAGTTCTTCAACAGAGGCGAGCGTGCTCCTGTCAATGCCGCCGAGCGCTATACCCGCGCCATTGGCGAAGGGGTTGGCGGCACGCTCCCGTTCACCGGTATTCTGGCCTACGCCGCTAAGGCAACCCCATTGGTCAAGGCCGCCGAGCCGGGTGCAGGGATGCTCAGGTCGATCGCCAACAGCGCTATCCAGTACGCCCAGAAGAGCCCCATGGCTGCTGCGGCCACTGACATTGCTTTCGGTGCGGGCTACGAGGGCCTGCGTCAGGCCGTCGAAGAGAATATGGACGAGTCCAACCCGTACAAGGACTTGTACAAGGACCTCCTGCCTGCCGCCGCATTCATGGGTCTGCCCCTGGCTGCCGCAAGCCTGCCCAGCGTCAAAGCTGCTGGCTGGACCATGGACAAAATTAAGGGCGCTCAAGGCGGTCTTGGCCAAGTTGAAAAAGAAGCCATTGCAGGCCTGCCAAAGGGCTATCGCCTGCCTCTGATCAACATCATCCCCAACGTCCTGGTCAAGCGTGCCGAGAGCAAGCTGTCCCAAGTGTTTGGCCCCATCAACGAAAGCCCCGAAGCCCAGCAGGCACTCAGGCAGTTGGAGGCCGCGCTGGGTGATCCGCGGATCGCGGACGCAGGCTTCATGTTTGATGTGTCCGAGCGCACCATGTACAGCCCGCTGCTCAGCCGCAAGGCAGAGCTGCTGGAGCAACTGGGCCCCAAGGAGCTAGAGTCCGTCAAGGCCCGAATCAATCAGAACCAACAGCGCTTGTCTTCGCTGTTTGACTCGTTCTCCCCTGAGGCCCGCCAGCCGATCGAAGAGGCGTTCATGGCCGCTCAACAGGAGCGCCAGAACTTCTTTGAGGGCCTGCTGCGCCAGAAGAAGGACATGACCGATACAGAGGTTGCTGCGCTGTCCGAGCGCCTCGGCCCACAAAACCTGGACATGCTCAACAACGAGCTGCGGGGCGTGATCATGGCCGACATGGAGGCAGACTTTGGCATGCGCCAAAAAGTCTTGTCACGCCTCGGCATGAAGCGCGCAACCAACCCAGATGGCACGCTGGCCGACACCCGTTTCCGCGAAGGCCCCGACGCAGGCAAATCGCTGCCCCAGTACAAGGCCTACGACATCGAAGAGGCTGCCCGCGCCCTGGTAGACAAATACACCCCGGCCCGCGCAACGGGAGCCAAGGGCGGCCCTATGCCTGAGCCAATCAAGATCTTGCAGAACATGGTGCAGGCCACTGACCGGGCACGCCAAGAGGCATTGAAGCAGGCCACCGAATCACTGATCAACCAGCGTGTGAATGAGCAGCTGGCAGGTTACCCGTTGGACGAGGCTTTGCGTGAGCAGGTGGTGTCCAACGTCCGCGCCTTGATCAACCCCTCCGGTGCCAAGGGCAAAAAGGCAGCAGACGAGCTGGCGCGCCAGATGACCATTCAAAAGTCCGCAGGCATCACGTCCAAGGGCGGGGGCAGGAACGACGTGGCAGTGTCCACTGGTATTCCCGGTCGCCCTATCTACATCAACCCAGAGCAGATAAAAAACGACGCAGAGTTGATTGCCCGCGAAGGCACAAACATCGACATCAACATTCCTGAAGCACTGGACCTGTTGGCCGCTGGCCAGCGAGCGCGCCACGATGGGGTCAACTCGTTCAACAGCTCCCTGATGTCGGGCCGCGGAACGCGGGTCGCGGATGCGCAGCTCAAGCTCGACCGCGGCAATGCCGGGTACAAGGACATCGAGGACCTGGTTCTCACCGCCGTGCCAAAGGTCAGCCAGGAATACGACGCCATGAAGATGGCGCTGGACGACTACAACGCTGGCTACGAGAAGCGCTTGCCGCTGCTCATGACTTCGCAAAAGGCAGGGGGCCGTGAGTTCTTGTTGCCCAACGAAGACTTGATGCGCACAGCGTTCAAGACAGCGGATAACCTGCGCCAATTGAGCGTCACCCTGGGCAACAATCCTGCCGCAGAAAACCTGCTCACCAAGGGCTCGATCGACTGGCTGCGCTCCAAAGGCGCGGTCAACCAAGACGGCTTGGTGGACCCCAAAAAGATCAAGGGCATCCTGGACAACAACAAGAACATTGTTGAGAACCTGCCTGCGCCCATACAGCAGCGCCTGCGCGACGAAGTGGCCAACGCCGATGACTTCGCCAAGCGCATGGGCGAGATTGATCGCCGCAGGGTCGAGATGACTAATAACGAGCTCGACAGCTTGCTGGCCAAGGCCAGCCGTACCGACGCCGACCCCCAGCAGATCTTGACCACCGCGCTGCGCGATCCGGCCACCATGCGTATTCTGGTGGATCAGGTAGGCAAGGACCCCGACAGCCTAGCTGCCCTACGCCGTCAGGTCTGGGACGTGGCCACGGGCGGTGCACAGGGTGGTGGCGCACTTGAGTCGTTTTTGAAGAACAACGAAAAATCATTGGGTGTCCTGTTCAAAAACACAACGCATTTGAACGACCTGAAGACGCTTGCTGACTTGCAGCGCCGAGTCAATGCTTTTGCGGACGTGACAGGCCAGATCCCTGCGTTTGATTCGCTGGATCAGTCGATGAAGAAGCTGTTTGGCTCCGGCATCCAGTTCTTGACCACCACGATGCGTGAAGCAGCCGTGGGCCGTATCAACCCCAGTACCGGTGCACTGGCCATCATGCTGCGTTTGACAGGCAGTATCGAAGATCAGCTGTATCAGCGCATCTTCACCAAGGCGCTGGAGGACCCAGAGTTCGCCAAGTCCATCACCAAAGTGGGCACACCTGCAGAGGCCAAGAAGTTGGCAGGCATGCTGCAAAACATTGGCATCTCTCCAACGACGTACGTCCCTGGCCCTGCCCGGATCACGGGCCTCGAGGCTTCTGACTTGGCCCGGGAAGACGGTACAGCAGCTGCGCAGCCCCCTGTTCGCGAGAGCGCAGCATCAATGCTGCGCCAGCTGCCTCCAGCGCCGCAGACACGTGGCATGCCAAACCTGCGTATGGGTCCGCCGCCCGCGGCTCCCGCGCCTGCTCAGTCGTCAAACCTGATGTACCCAACGCTGTTCCCGAATGACCCAATCAGCCAAATGCTGCAGCAGCGTCAGCAACAACTTGGCCAACGCCCCCAACCTTAAAGGAGCTCCCGTGAAACACACCGACATGAAAAAAGACAAAGCCGCCATGCAGAAGGCCGTCAACAAACACGAGGGTCGCCTGCACAAGGGTGCCGCTCCTACCAAGCTGGCCAAGGGCGGCATGCCTATGGCCATGAAGGACGGCAAGAAAGTGCCCGCTTTTGCAGCCGATGGCAAAGGCAAGATGGCCTCGGGTGGCATGGCCATGAAGGGCAAGGGCGTCGCCAAGCGTGGGTGCAACTAAGCCATGGCTACCTCAAAGAAACCCGTGTGGGACAAAGCCCGTCCCAAGGACCTGGGCGCACCCAAGAAGCTCAGCCCTGCAAAGAAGTCCTCTGCCAAAGCAGCCGCCAAAGCTGCTGGCCGCCCCTACCCCAACTTGGTGGACAACATGCGCGCCGCCAAGAAGAAATAAGTTGCAGTTGCCGTCTGCGCCTAAGGCGGGGGCTCTCCACCTCCGACGGCACTTTGGCCCGGGATCACTCCCGGGCCCTTTTTCTCGTGCGCCACGACCCGTCGCCACCACTGGTCGCAGTAGCCATCAAACTCGCGACCAACGGAGACAAATTCCTGCACTTCTCCTTCCTGCGACACCATCAGAATCACGCCCTGATTGATCTCGGTCTGGTGCCGATGGTTGTGTGCGACAGCGTACGCAGCAAGCTGGACAAAGTAGTCCTCGATCCACGCACGGCGCTTCATCTTGTTGGTCTGCTTGAAGTCAACGATGCAAGGCTTGCCCTTGTACACACCGATGAAGTCCGAGGTCCCCGCATAGCGGCCCGTGTAGATCAGAGGGATTTCCGTGCCCCACGCTTCGTCCACATGTGGGAAGAACTTCTCGATCAGCGTGTAGCCCATGCGGTAGCCCCTGACCTGTAGCCACGTGCGCGGCGTCTCCAGCGGCCTGTTCAGGAGCATTCGCTCCACGACGTTGTGCATGTGCGTGCCCACCAGTGCAGCCTCGTTCTTGATGCGCTCTGCCTCCTCCTGGCCAACCCTGTTGGCCCACTCGTCCAAATGCACCTTGTCTTTGGTGGCAGACAGGATGGCAGTGACGCTGGGCACGGGCGGCTCGCCGTCGAGACTGTAAACGCGGCCCGTGGGCAGGTCCAGGCGCTTGAGCTTGGGGTAGACAAACTTATTTCTGATCGGGACGAGCTGCATTATTTGATCCATTCCTTAAGCTCTTCTCCGAGCACTGCGTTGGCGATGTTGATCTTGCTGCGCAAGGCCTTAACGATGTGCTCGTCCACGGTCCCCGGGCTGATGAAGTCGACGTAGGTCACCTTGTTGGTCTGGCCGATGCGGTGAGCGCGGTCCTCGGACTGCAAGCGTACCTCGAGGTCGAAGTTGTTGCTGTAGTAGATCACCGTGCGCGCAGCGGTGAGCGTCAGGCCGTAGCCACCGGTGCGGGGGTTGCCGACGAAGAACCGTAGATCGTGGTCAGGGTCTTGGAAGTTGGTGACGATCTCTTGGCGCGTCTCGGCTTCCGTGTCGCCAAAGTACGTGGCCACAGCCGTCATGCCGTGCCGCTCCTGCAGCGCCAGCTTGATGTTCTCGATGTCGCGGCGGTAGTTGGCCCAGATGATCACCTTGCCCTCGACCTCTTCGATCTGAGCCAGCAGTTCGTTGACGCGGTTACTGGGGATGTCCTCTTGACGGCCATCGTCGAGCTTGACGTGGCCACAGCAGATTTGCTGCAGCCGCATGATCTGCGTGAGCGCGTTGTTGGTGGTCATCAGCGAGCCGTCATCCATCATGGACAGGGCCATAAGCTTCATCTGCTCGTAGTACTTCTTCTGCTCTGGCGTGAGCTCAATCTCGCGGCGCACGAACACCTTGTCAGGCAGGTCCAGGCACTCGTCCTTGGTCACGCGGAAGGCAAACTTGTTGAGCTTCTTCTGCAGCTCATCCAGGTGGCGATAGCCGACGATCTGCTTGAACGTGTGGGTCGGCATCTTGCGTTCAACAAGGACCGCGTACCGGGCCTGGAAGGCATAGAAGCTGTGGTAGCCCAAGCAGTCGTTGCCCAAGAACTCGCACTGGCTGTACAGGTCCAGGGGGCTCTTGGTGACGGGCGATCCAGTAGCGATGCGGCGATACTTCGCCTCCTTGCCGACCTTGATGATGCTCTTGGTGCGCTTGGCCCCGGGTGTCTTGATGGTGGTGCTCTCGTCGATCGCCATGAAGGCGTTGGTCACGCGCAAAAAGGTGCGCGCAAACAGCATGCCCTTGTCCGTGCTAAACGCCTCAATGTTCATCACCAGCACCCGCAGATGGTCAACAGCGTTGAGCATTTTCTCCATGGCCACCTGCTCGGCCTTGCGCGGCGAAGGCGACCAGCATGCCATGGCCAGGGGGATGTGCTCGGGCATGTGTTTGGGAATTTCGGACGTGTACCAATTGCGATACACCCCTTTGGGTGCTACGATAAGCATCGCGTTGATCCTGCCTTTGTCATAGAGCATTGCGGCATTGTTGATGAGCATGAAGCTCTTGCCTGTGCCCATTTCAGCAAGTACCGCGACCTCCGGCTCCTCCCAAAAACGCTGCAGAAATGCAGCTTGGTGGGTGAACGGCTTGTTCTTAAAAGGGTAGTTGTTTAAAAAATAGTCCATTGCTTTCTTTCTTTCTTGAAAAAGGTTGTTGACAACCTGGAAAGTAGTGTACACTAAACGCACGTTTAAAGAAAGGATAGCGTAAACATGCCAACCGTATATGTTGTGCAAGAGATGCCAAATCACAATCTGGCTCCTGCTATGAAGTTTGGCGAGATGAAAATCTTGCTGCCTGCATACACCCAAATTGTGTTCAGCACTGCACCCACAATCCGAAGCCTGCGTATTAAACTGCGCAACTTCACTGACGAGGATTTCTTGCTTTTGGCAGGAGACCCCGTAGCAATAGGCCTGGCCTGCTCTGTTGCTGCATTTTTCAACAATGGCCGTTACACAGCGCTGAAGTGGGATCGCCGCGAGCACATGTATCTTCCCGTCAAGATTGACGTCACCCAGAAAGGAGAAATCGATGAGTAATCTCAACACAATGTTTGAAGAGGACGCTGGTGCCCTGACCATCAAGGACGAGGACCTGTCTTCTATTGCAGCACTGGCCAAGCGTGCCAAGATGTTGGAAAAAGAAATTGAGGAGCATGAATCTGTGCTCAAGGAGCGTCAGGAGCAGCTGCGCAAGCTGCAAGAGGAATCCATTCCCAACATGCTCGCTGAGCTGGGAATGAAAGAGTTCACCATGTCGGACGGCAGCAAGATTACTGTCAAGCCTTTTTACTCTGCCTCCATCAAGGAAGAGAACCGGGCCCAGGCGTATGAGTGGCTGCGTGACCACGGTTACGACGACATCATCAAGAACACGGTCTCCGTGCGGTTCGGTCGTGGAGAAGACCAGCTGTGCGAAAACCTATTGAATCTGCTGCGTGAGCAAAGCTACCCTGTGGAGCAAGCGCAGAAGATCGAATCCCAGACTCTCAAGGCCTGGGTTCGTGAGCAAACGGAACGCGGCAGCGCGTTTCCATCAGAACTTTTTGGCGTGTACATTGGCCAAAAAGCGACCATTAAATCAGCCTAAAGGAAATTAGTCATGAGCAAGAATCAAGTCGCAGTCCAAGAGACAAAAGAATACGCAGTTGCATTGGGCAACGTGTTTGAAGATGATGCCAACAGTGGCTTTGACGGCATGGGCCAGGAAGACTTTGCGCTTCCGTTCCTGCGCCTGTTGGTCAACACCAGCCCAGAAGTGGGAGTGGTGGATGGGGCCATGCCTGGCATGATCATGAACACCGTCACTGGCGAGCTGTACCACGGCAAGGACGGCATCAACGTCGTTCCTGTGGCCTATGTGCGTCAGTACATTGAATGGGCACCACGCGGCTCCGGCAGCGGCGCTCCCATCTCTGTGTACCCGGCCACGTCTGACATCCTGAGCCGCACGCATCGCGAACCGGGCGACAACAAGGACTACTTGGACAACGGCAACTACATCGAGAACACGGCCAACCACTACGTGATGGTCATCAACGACAACGGCATTTCAGAGCCAGCCTTGATCACGATGAAGTCCACCCAGCTCAAGAAGAGCCGCAAGTGGAACAGCATGTTGATGTCGACCAAGTTGATGGGCAAGAACGGTCCGTTCACACCTCCCATGTACAGTCACATTTACCGCCTGACAACACAAGCCGAGTCGAACGACAAGGGCAAGTGGTTTGGTTGGGAGATCGAAAAGGTTGGTGCTGTGGAAGATAAGAATGTCTACGCTGCTGCAAAGGCGTTTGCGTCCCAGGTCAGTGCTGGCGATGTGAAGGTCAAGCACGAGCACGCTGAAGGCGCTGTTGATACAGGCGCTGCGCCATTCTGAGTTTAGGGGCCGCTGCCACTAGGGGTTCCCGGTGGACCGGACAGCGGCCCCGCTTTTTATAGAGAGTTGTATGACCGACATCACCAGATTCAAGGCGATATTCAGCGGACTGGATATTGCCTATGGCACCTACAGAATTAAATCGGAGCGAGGCGATGGCAAGCAGGCAGGACAAGCCACGGTGGTTCGCAAGCCACCTACTGACGATTTATGGGTCCAGCATTTTGAGGGGGTTGATCCGTCCCTGGGCATTATTCCAATTCGTGCTGACAACACTTGCATCTGGGGCTGCATCGACATTGATCAGTATCCGCTCGACCATAAGGGCCTGGTCGAAAAAATCCAACAACTAAAGCTGCCGCTTGTCGTCTGCCGCAGCAAGTCTGGAGGTGCACATGTTTTTCTCTTTACAAAAGAGCCTACTCCAGCTCGCGACTTTCAGACCTATCTCAAGAACGCGGCTGCGCTCCTTGGGGAAGCAGGTCGTGAAATCTTTCCAAAGCAAGCAGAGATCCTTGTGGACCGAGGAGACACCGGCAACTTCCTCAACCTGCCGTACTTTGGTGGGGACTCGGGTACAAGGTACGCATTCAATGCCGACGGTTCTGCGGCGACCCTTGAGGAGTTCTATGAGCTCCACGCTGCCAACGTCCAAGACACGCCACTCAATTTCCCTGAGCCGCCTAAACAAGCGGAGAGCCCCATCAAAGACGGCCCGCCTTGCCTACAAGCTCTTTGTGCGCAAGGGTTTCCGGAAGGCACCCGCAATAATGGGCTATTCAACATTGGGGTCTATCTTAAACGTGCCCACCCGGGTGGGTGGGAAGACAAGATGGTCGAGTACAACCTCAAATACGTTGCTCCCCCGCTGCCCAACAATGAGGTCCAGATCATCATCAAACAGGCTGGCAAAAAGGATTATCAATACAAGTGCAAGGACTCGCCTCTTAACAGCTTTTGCAATTCTGGACTCTGTCGTACTCGCAAGTTCGGCATCGGGGCTCACGCCCCTGATGCAGCTCAAATAGCCAGCTTGTCTAAGTACGCCAGCGACCCACCCCTGTGGTTCCTGGACGTCAATGGCAAGCGCATAGAGCTTGAAACAGAGATGCTCTACAACCAAGCTGCATTCCAAAAGGCATGCCTGGAAAAGATCAACACCGTGCCTCCTACGCTGCGAAAAATTGATTGGGAGAACACACTTAACGCCCTTTTGAAAGAAATGGTAGAGACTGAGCAGATCACCGTGGCATCAGAGGACACCAGTGTGGTCGGGAGATTCATGGACCTGCTGGAAGAGTTCACGACACACATGCAACAGGCCTTGGCCCGCGAAGAGATGCTCATGGGCCGCCCATGGACGGATGAGGATGAGGCGAAAACCTACTTCCGGATCAAGGACCTTGACGCGCACCTGCTGCGCAACAATTTCAAATCGCTCACCGCACCCAAGATGGCTCAGCGCCTGCGCGACATCGGTGGCGAGCCCATCAGCCTGTTCCTCAAAGGCCGCGCTGTGCGCTGCTGGCGTATCCCACGCTTTGGCAGCCAAGAAGCACCATTCGACACACAAACCCAACGCACTGAAGGGAGCCCATTCTGATGTTAAAAATCAATGATCATGACAACGCAATCCTTGGCCCGGCCAGCATCTGGCGCAATAACACCACCGTCAATGTGCTGGTCTACGACGCCGAAATCATTCGAGAAAACCTGATGAAGGATGGCATGGACAGCGAGGAAGCCCGCGAGTTTATTGAGTTCAACATTGAGGGCGCGTATATGGGAGAAGACACCCCTGTGATTGTCTGGACACAGGATATGTGGGACCATGACACCGACGATTGAAAAGGTCTTTGGCCCTCCGGGGTCAGGCAAGACCACCTACTTGCTCAATGTCGTGGACCGGGAACTTGAGTCCGGGGTTTCCTCTGGAAGGATTGGCTACTTTTCTTTCACCAGAAAGGCTGCCAACGAAGCGCGCGACAGGGCTTTGATCAAGTTCCCTCACCTGCACCCCAGAACCGATTTTCCGTTCTTCCGCACGCTGCACAGCCTGGCCTACCAGGTACTGGCCGTCAAGCCGGACCTGATCATGCAAGCGGAGCACTATCGCGAGTTTGCAGCGCAGGCAGGCATTGAGATCAAGATCAATGCGGACGACGACACCGACTTGTCTAAGCCGGACAACCCCATCTTGAACGAGATCAACCTGGCCCGCATCCGCGGCGTGGACCTGCGTCAGCATTACAACGATTCAGGCCTGGACATCGAGTGGTTTCATTTCGAGTTCGTCGAGCGGACCTATCGCCACTACAAACGTAGCAAGGACCTGCTGGACTTCACCGATCTTTTGGAGATGGTGGTCACCGAATCGGAGCAATTACCCTCACTGGAGGTTCTAATCGTCGACGAAGCGCAGGATTTATCCCGATTACAGTGGCAACTGGTGGAAGCACTGGCCGCCAAAGCCAAGCGGGTGTACCTTGCAGGTGACGATGATCAGGCGGTGTTCACTTGGGCAGGCGCAGACGTCAAGAGCTTCTTGTCCTTCCAGGGCACGATTAAGGTCCTGCAGCAGTCGTACCGCGTTCCGAGCACCGTGCACCACTTGGCCAACCAGATTGTTCACCGCATCCGCGAGCGCCAAGAAAAGGTGTGGCGTCCCCGCGAGTTCGAGGGCCAAGTCCTGACCTACTACCGCTTCGAAGACGTGCCCGTGGACGACGGCCAGTGGCTCATCATGGCCAGCACCAACTACCTGCTCAACCCGGTAGGCGAGTGGCTCAAGGCCAAAGGCGTGCTGTTTGACCGCAGCGGAATTCCCAGTGTGGGGCCAACCATCCTGAAGGCCGTGACCAGTTGGGAGCGCCTGCGCAAGGGGCAGCCCGTGGTCGGGGAGGACATCTCCAACATCTACCGGTACATGGACTCGGAGTTCGTGGCCCGCGGATATCGGAGCTTCAAGGGCGATCGCAACGAGCTCTACACGATCGAGCAACTGCAAGCCACCTTTGGCCTGTTGGCCACGCCCATTTGGCACGAGGCGTTAGGCAAGATTGCACACGACAAGCGCGACTATCTGATCTCGGTGCTGCGCCGTGGAGCCAAGCTTACGGACGGTGGCCGGATTAAGTTATCCACAATCCACGGAGCCAAGGGCGGGGAGGCGGACAACGTCTTGCTGCTCATGGACCTTTCCACAAAGTTCGCCAAGGAATACCAGAAGAACGGCGACAACGTACAGCGCCTTTTCTATGTGGGCGTTACCCGCGCGAAGCAGTCATTGCACTTAGTGCTTCCCAAGTTTCAAGATAAAGGCTTCATACTATGAGAACCATGCCGCTTTTCCCGACCCCAACAGAGTGGGTTGCCCCGGAAATTTTTCCCAATTTATCCACAGCCAAGGAGATAGCAATTGACCTCGAAACATGTGATCCCCACTTGGAATCTTTCGGTCCTGGGTGGCCTCGCGGTGATGGTTTCATTGTCGGATACGCCATTGCTGTGGAAGGTTGGTCCGGTTACTATCCTGTTGCTCATGCTGGCGGTGGCAATCTTGATAAACGTCGAGTGGAGTCGTGGATTAAAGACGTCCTCGCCACCCCCGCCGACAAAATCATGCATAACGCTGCCTACGACGCCGGGTGGCTGGGTGCAAGTGGATTCACCATCAACGGTCGTATCGTGGACACCATGCTCGCCGCACCCCTCCTCGACGAAAACCGTTTCAGTTTCAGTCTCAACTCCCTCGGCTTCGATTACCTCCAGGAAATCAAGAGTGAGCAGGGCCTCAAGCAGGCCGCAGCCGATTTCGGTGTCCACCCTAAAAAGGAGCTCTGGAAGCTCCCGGCCATGTACGTCGGTGAGTACGCGGAGCAAGACGCGGCGCTGACGCTCAAGCTCTGGCAGCACTTCAAGATCAAGATGCGCCAGGACGAGGTGGAGTCCATCTTCACCATGGAGACAGACGTCTTCCCTGTGCTGCTGGAGATGACGCGCCGAGGCATCCGCTTTGACCGGGACAAGTGCGGCCTGTTGATCGACAAGATGCGCACCCGCGAGCACCAGTTGCTGCGCGAGATGAAAGAGCAGGCTGGCGTGAAGATCGACATCTGGGCAGCGCAGTCCATTGCCCATGCGTTCGATCGCCTTGGCATCCAGTACAGCAAGACAGACAACGGCCTGCCCAGCTTCACCAAGCAGTTCCTGGACAACCACGACCACCCGCTGGCCAAGATGATCATCGAGGCGCGCGAGACCAACAAGACGCACAGCACCTTCCTGCAGCCATACATGGAGTTCAGCGCCAAGACAGGACGTATCCACCCCCACGTCAACCAGATGCGCTCAGACGACGGCGGCACGGTCACTGGCCGCTTGTCCATGGCCAACCCCAACTTGCAGCAGGTTCCCGCTCGGCACGAGATCATCGGACCGATGGTCCGCGGTCTGTTCCTGCCGGAGCAGGGACAGATGTGGGCATCGAACGACTTCTCGTCTCAAGAACCGCGGCTCTTGGTGCACTACGCCAGCCTCTTGGGCCTGCCCGGGGCCGACACCATGGTCAGCGCCTATCACAACGATCCCAATACCGACTTCCACCAGATGGTGGCCGACATGGCCGGGATCAAACGCAAGGCAGCCAAGACCATCGGCTTGGGCCTGATGTACGGCATGGGCAAGAATAAGCTCGCCGCCCAGTTGGACCTGGCCCTGAGCGAGGCAGATGAGCTGATCACCCGTTTCCACGAAAACGTCCCGTTCCTCAAGGGCACGGTCAACGCGGTGATGAAGCGGATTGACCATCCGGCTGCAGGCGGCGCGATCCGCACGCTGCTTGGCCGCAAGTGTCGGTTCCCACTTTGGGAGCCGATGGAGTGGGGTGTGAACAAAGCGCTGCCCCGTGAACAGGCTGTGATTGAATACGGCTCCAGGATCAAGCGCGCAGGCACCTACAAGGGGCTCAACCGTCTGATCCAGGGGTCTGCCGCAGACCAGACCAAAGCGGCCATGGTGGCGCTGAAAAAGGCAGGCTTCGATCCCATCCTCCAAGTGCACGATGAGTTGGCCCTGTCCGTGCGCACCAAAGACGAAGCGCTACAGGCTGCAGAGATCATGGCGACATGCGTCAGGATGGAAGTACCCAACCGGTGTGACGTAGAAGTCGGCCCGAGCTGGGGCGAAGCAAAATAAAAGGGCCCCGCGGGGCCCTTTTTAACGAAACCATTTTCTGACCTTCTGCCATATGCTGGCAGAAGGTTTTTGGTCTTCGAACAGATCAAGCTGTTGCAGGTGAAAAAGGTATTCCCCTTTCCCGCGCCCCGGTAACAGCACTGCCACAATCTGACGTTCAGTAGCCAAGTACAAGCCAGCGCGGCGGACAACAGAAGACGGGAGCCCCGTCCACTGTGCCAACTCCGAGGTCTTGCCCTTGTAGTCGTGCGCGCGCAGGGCAGCGAGGACCTTGGCCCGGGCTTCTTCAGGCTTGATGCGTGTGGTGTTCATCAAAACACTCCAAACCAGATGCCCGTACCGTGCACACAGCCTACGGGGAAAAAGATGGCCCCGACCAGCAGTAGTATCCATTTGGACGCTGCAATAGAGACGACGACATGTGTGAGCCAGGCCGCAGCCACCCAGACAACCAACAGTAGGCCTACAACGGAATCGTTCATCGTACATTCCCCTCAAGGCGCTCGGCCACCAGGGTGGCGTAGCCAGCAATGTCGACCCAGTGGTCCACCTTGTCAGGGTTGCCATTGATGATGCGGCCCATTTTATGAATGATCATGTCGATCGCCTCGCGCTGATCAAAAGCCAAAGGTGTCTGGCGCTGCTCGATGTAGTTGTGCACCAAGCGCTTGAGCATTTGCATGATCTCCGCGCCTTCAATGAACTTGCCGTAGTCCTTGGCCCGCGAATCGAGGATCGCGTCCACGCTGGTCCCATCAGATTCCATGGTGATCTCTGGATTGACGATTGGACGGGAGACCTCTGGCACAGGCAACACCCCAGGCGGCAGCCAACCTTGCGCTGCAAGGTCCTGCTCCTTAGCCTGCTTGCGCAGCCTGTAGGCGTGCGACATGGCCATGTTGTATTTCCCAGCTACCTCTGCGACAGGGGCATTGGGGTGCTTGCGAAAGTGTTCCATCACCTTCAGTGTTCTCTTTGCGTATGGCTTTGCCATGGGGCTCTCCTTAAAAAAGTGCTTCTTCAATGTCCGAAATTGGACTGGGTTCGGTGGCCTTGTTTTGCTTGGGGAACCTCTTCGGGTCCAACCGCTCAAAGGGCCACCAAGCCTTGAGCTCCTCTTGTGATAGTGGTGCCGCGCCTTCAGGCGCTGACGTTTTCTTCTTTTGCATGCTTGCCTTGAATGATGGTCCGTGCTTGTTTGTTTTTGACAATCTTCTCAACGAAGTCCATTGCCTTTTCCAACTCGGATACAGTACAGGCATCGAGCTGTGCGTCATGGATCTCCATGGCCAAGTTGAAAGAGGTGAGCTCGGGTCCGCGCAAAATAAACTTGCCAGTCTCCACGCCCCGGCGTCCCACCGCCAGGAGCGCGTCTTGCGCGGCCCGAATCTCATCCTTCCAGTCATCCCCAATGCGCATCAGGGCCAAAGCCTCTGTGATGTTGAATGCGCAGATGAGGACGTCAATGTCGTCTCTTGTGCCTTGGCCCATGCGCACGCTTTCCAACGACGCATGGTTCTTGATCTTGAGTGTGGTACCCGCGCTGATTGCACCCACCACCTTCATGCCACTTGTGACGTGGAGCATGGTGTCGTAGATCAGGCCTCGTGGCCGGTACTTACTTCTTTTTCGCATCTTCCTCTTCCTCTTCCTCTTCGCGGATGATGTCGTCTAGGTTCTTCTTCATGTTGAGCACCATGGCAAACAACTCATTGACAGACACCTTCAGCTTGTCTTGCCTCTCGCGCCGCGTCTCCAGCCAAAAGGCGGACGACATCTGAATGTTGCCCATGCGCACTTCAATCGTGACCAGCGGACCTTCTTCTGCCTCGTCCAACACAGGGTCGTACTCCAGCTGCGCGCTGCGGACCATGTACACCACACGGTCGTACAGGTCAGAGGCGGTCTGCGACAGGTACTCGTTCCGCTCACGGCGGATGTCGTTAAGCTCAAAAGGCGGAATCACCACTTCGGCCTGTGCGCCGAGCTCGTTGATGATGACGTAGACGTCTTGTTCAATCTTCTGCATGACGTTTCTTCCTTTCATTGATTTCCCGATCTACTCTAGTCATGACGAATCTGGCGATAACAACAGGCTCGTCCACGGTGCCGTAGATGTCTTCGTACGTGACCACCGAACCGCGCTTCGCGGCTTCAGCAATCAACTTCCTAGCCATCTCGGGCGGCACCATTTGGTCGCGCAGCTCGTAGTGCCCCACGTTGCCCTGGGAGCAACCCAGCATGTCCGCAAACTGCTGCTGGGTCAGGCCCATACAGAGGCGGATTCTCTTAATCCCGTTTTCCATTCTCTACTCCTGTTACTCTTGATTTTTTGGCTTTGTTGATGTCGACAAACTTCTTGTTAGTGCTTTTCAAGACAAAGAAGAACTGGCTGTCGCGTTTGATTTCGTCAACCACTTCGCCTTCGCTTGTGATCAGCACCCAGTGGTTCTCGCCCCATTCTTTCCACCTGGTCATTTCGCCCCCTTGGCCTTGGCCTTGCTGTAAACCGTGAAGGGCTTTCTGGGGTTGATGATTGCCTGCCTGCGCGCAGCCTCCGAGCTCTTCCAGTCGTGTGAGGACAGAACAGTGCTGGGCTCTTGCCGCCAGTCAAAGGCGTTGCCGTAGCTTTTGACAATGTTTGTTCCGGGCCAATAAATGCTCATACGATCACCTCTACGCGCACCTTGACGCGAACTACTTCGGTTGATGGGCTGACGTTGGCTGGGTTTCTAGTATGCGAAAGCGAAATTCTTCCTGCCACGTTTGTCGCTTCACTCCGCGTTGGGTAGAAGAAAGGGATGCCGTAGGTGTCTTGGTAAAAGCTGCGGCCCCGGAGCTTGATGGCCCATGCCTTGATTTCTTTTTTCATGTGCTTTCCTTAAAAAATTTCCAAACCCTATAGGCGGTGTAAGGGATAAACCAAATAGGCGCCGTGAATATCAACAACAGGCCTACAGCCCATAGCCATATGACTTCTACAAAATCGCTCATGCTCTCATCTCCATTTCGTTGATAAGCTCCCCGCACAAGCAGCGTGCTTCATCGTTGCCGCCCTTGACTGTGATGACCACCGTGTCGCCTTCAACACGGACCCCGCGCACCAGGCTTACCCACTGGCGCTTAGAGACCGTCTCGCGGACCGCGGCCATGCGCAAAGATGCCTCGCGCTCGATGCGGTTGAATTCGTCGTCTTCGGTGTTCATGTCTTCTCCTGTATGTCGTAAAACCAATCGTCGCCCGCGGACCACTTGCGCGAACCGTCGACAGTGTAAAAATCCTTCGCCGCCTGGAAATCAGGGAACTTCACATCCGCAGGGATCAGGCTCTGGTCGTACCACAGGCAACGGTTGTTGGGCTGCGATGCAAACTGGCCGTTATCCAGGCGGATGAAGTTGAAGCTCTTGTGCTCCTCAGCCTGCTCCGTGAACCCCGTGTCAACGTCCATACCGTCCGCACAGAAGTCCACAGTGAACAGATAGCGCCCGTGATGCCAGGCTTTGTCCTTTCCCAAAAACTTGACCCCGAGGTTGCGCAGGCCGATCTTCTCGCAGACGGTGAAACGATAACCCATACAGTCCCACAATTGCAGGTAATCAATGG